AGTAGATCCTGGAAATACAGGTTCATTTGTATCTGAGGGTATCGAAACAGCTACAACAGTTACAGGTAACAACTACGGAGCTCGTCAGAACTACGGTGCTGCCTCTAACTTTGCAAACACATGTGGCTTAATCTTCCAAAGAGAAGCAGCAGGTGTTGTAGAAACAATAGGGCCACAGGTTCAAGTAACTTCTGGTGATGTTTCTGTAGTTTACCAAGGCGATGTCATCCTAGGAAGACTAGCTATGGGAGCAGATTATGTGAATCCAGCAGCTTGTGTAGAATTGTTCGCAGGAACAACTACAAAGCCAGCAGCTTTCTCATAAGTTTTTATTCTATACGGGGGCTCAGTCCCCCTTTTTTATTATGGCAGTAATACCTTACGGAGTGTCTACCGAACTAGATGCTGTAAACTCAATCCTGATGAGCGTTGGAGAAACCCCAGTTAATACATTAACAGTGCAAAGCCCCGAAGTGGCTATAGCACAAAAGACTCTAAGGCAAATCTGCCGTGAGGTACAAGCTGAGGGATGGTCATACAACACAGAGAATGAGTATCCTATTGACACCGATACTAATAACCAAGTTATAGTTCCTAACAATGTCTTACAAATGGATCTTAATATATTCCAACATGGTAAGGACTACAACGTAGTTTTACGTAGTGATAACGGTGTGAAAAAAGTGTATGATAAAAAAGGTCATACCTTTACTTTTGAAAATTGTGATAAATTATATTTTGATATGATATGGATGATAGATTTTGAAGATCTACCACAACCATTTAAAGATTATATAACCGCTAGAGCATCCAGAATCGCCTCTAACCGTATGGTTAACAATCCACAGGCATCTAGGTTACTTGAAGCAGACGAAGCCTCTCTAAGAGCTTTAGCACTAGAGTATGAGTGTAAGCAAGAAGATCATAACATATTCAATGATTTCCAATATCAACAAGATGCTAACACAGTATACAGACCATTTAAAGTATTAAGAAGAATGTAATGGCACAAATTAATCAACGTATCCCAAACTTTCTAGGGGGTGTATCACAACAGCCAGATAAAATAAAATTTCCAGGACAGTTAAGGGTATGTGATAATGCCGTTCCAGATATAACATTTGGTCTTAAAAAACGTCCTCCTGCGGAGTTTGTTGGGACTCTTACTAATGCCACATCATCTGGTCATTGGTATGAAATATTACGAGATGGAGATGAAAAATATATAGTACAAATTACACCATCTAACAGTGGTGGTATGCCTATAAGAGTATGGGATCTAGCTGATGGTACTGAAAAATCTCTGACAAATTCTAGCGGAGATTCTTTATTTTCTTATTTAGCTGGGGCTACATCACCCTATGCAGTTACAACAATCCAAGACTACACAATTATAGCTAACCCTAATAAAATTGTAGGTACTACAGGTAACACATTCACACCTATTAACAATGGGGATTACTCATATGCTAGGTTGGATACTGTTGCTTACAATACTGAATACATTTTATATAGCGGTACAGCTCCATCACCCAATACATTTTTCAGGGTTACTTCTGTAAAGGTAGATAGGATGTCTGGAGGTAGTGCCCAAGGGCCAACCTTTGATGACACTAACGAAGATCAGAGTAAATCTGGTACATTAACTTGGTCATTTTCTGGAGGTAGTGCAATAGCAGGTTCCTCAAGTAATAGTAATTGTGAAAATATTGAAGGTAGTTTACAGGTAAATGGTAACAGTTATATTGCTAACAACACTGCTACTTACCAAAACAACCAGACAAGTGATGAAACTAAATTTTTAGGGTACGTACAAGATTACGATGTTAGATATACAGCTACAGTTACTTTAGCTGATGGCGGTCTTATTAAAGAAACAAACAAGACTACAGCAGAGGGTAAATTTATAGATGTAACTATGGAGGGTGAAACCTATCGTATATCAGTTGAAGCTGTAGAACCAGTGACAACATACGAAGGAGTTTCTGGTATAGGTTATTTTAAAACACCTAAAAATCCAGACAATGGTACAATCTCTATGGCTACAATTTTAAATGGACTCAAATCTTCTGTAAATAGTAGTCTTGCTAACGTAACAGCTGAAGTCATAGGTAGTGGTCTATTTATGAATGGATCTGCTGCAGATGGTGTAAACTTTCTCGGTGGTGCTGTAAACGAAAACATGAGTGTTATAGGTCAAAAAGCACAAGATATTAGTAGACTACCTGCTATGAATAAACACGGGTATGTAGCACAAATATCAAATGCTGCTGACTTAGATACAGATGATTACTACGTAAAGTTTGAAGCTAACAATGGTACATCTGGTGCTGGTAGCTATAACGAAAGTGTCAGACCTCACAACTTTTCATCTGGTAGTGACCCTATGGTACTGGGTTTAGACCCCGCAACAATGCCACATGCCTTGATAAACAACCGTAACGGTACTTTTACTTTTACTAAGTTAGATGAAGCTAGTAAGGGTAGTACTGAAAACTACTGGAAAAATAGAGAGGTAGGTGATAATACATCTAACCCATTCCCTACTTTTGTTGGTAGTACCATACAAGAAATGTTTTTTCACAGAAACAGATTGGGTATGATTTCTGGCGAACAGATTGTAATGAGTAAGCCTGGACAATATTTTGATTTCTTCATAGTATCTGCTATATCCACTAGTGATGACAACCCTATAGATATAACGGTATCTGATGTAAAACCTGCATTTATTAATCATATTTTGCCTATACAAAAAGGTATGATGATGTTTAGTGATAATGGACAATTTCTATTATTTACAGAGTCAGATATATTTAGTGCAAAAACCGTTAGATTAAAAAAAATAGCTAGTTATGAGTGTGATGCAACTATACAACCTGTAGACCTTGGTACATCCGTACTATTCACATCTAATGTGTCTGCATATGCTAGAGCATTTGAAGCTACTATATTAGATGATGCTACACCTCCTAATATACTAGAACAAACAAGAGTTGTACCAGAATTTTTACCAAAAGATATAACTAAATCTACAAACTCTGCAGCTATAGGTATTACTACTTATGGTAAAAAAGGTGATAGCACAGTATATCATTACAAATACTACAATACTGGACAACAACGTGAGCAATCAGCATGGTATAGTTGGACTTTAACAGGAACTATGCAACACATGTTATATACAAGTGGTAGTTTCTTTAGTGTTACACTACATGATGGTAGTTATAAACTATGTAGATATGAATATGTTGCTGATGCTGATGCAACTAGAGCTTATGTATTAGGTGGTTCAGCATCTGATGTTGGATCACCGCTTAAGACTGCAAGACAGTTTGAAGCACATTTAGATAATATGACTATAGCTACAAACGTAGCTGGGTCAGCTCAAACAACTACAGCTCCAGAAAAAACTGTACTTACTATAGGTTATTCACCTGCAAATACTACTAATTTAGTTATGGTAGGATTGTCTGGTAATGATAGCGATGGTAATTCTATTGCTGGCATAGTTCGTCCAGCTGACTCAGTAAGTAGTAATACTGTTACTTTTAACAATATTAACTTACATAGTGCAGCCAAAGTAGCTGTAGGTTACAAGTACACAAGTACTATAGAACTACCTACATATTACTTTAACGTGGGTAATAATGCTTACGACACAGAGGGTGAGCTACGTATATCTTCTATAACTTTTGAGTTAGGTGTAGGTGGCCCTATGGAGTTTCATCTTACATCACCATTTCAATATGTAGATGCTAGTGGTAATGTTACCAAAGATATAGATGATTATGTACAATTTGAGTCTGGTATGTTTACCAACTCAAGTGTATTTGATAAACCACCCGCAGATTTAGCACGTAGAGTTAGAGTACCTATACAAAGAAAGAACGAAAAATATACATTACAAATACAAGTACCAGACCCATTTTCTACCGCCATAATCTCAGGAAGCTGGGACGGCAATTATAATCCAAAACGACATGTACGAAGGTAAGTATATCCAGACCTGCACCCCTGAGTTAGCTCTAAGTGTAGGTCTGAACTTACGCTATGAAGATAGACGTGAGATAGAACAAACCACAGGTTTATGTGCAGAGGCTGCTATTATAGAGTCTTATTACAATTCAGCATATTCCGTGTTTTTTAAGGTTCCCAACGGCAAGGCTGCTGGAGTGGCGGGTGTAACCCCGCACAATATAATATGGATGTTATGTACTGATGCCAGCACAGAGTATCCTCATACATTTGTAAAGGAAGCGAAACGTTGGATAAACAGTTTACTCAATCCTTATTTATGTAACCAAGCAGATATGCGGAACGATGCCCATATAAAATTACTTAAACTTTTAGGTTTTACTTTTGTCAATTATCATGTCTACAATAATGTCCCTCTTATACAATTTATAAAACCATGTGTGATCCCCTCACATTAGGTATCGCATCTGGAGTTGGTACATTCGTTACTGGTGCTGCAGAACAGAACAGAGCACATCGAGCACAAGTCGATGCTGTTAACCGTTCCAATGCTATAGCACGTCAGAAATATATAAATGATATTACTATTTCGGCATATAACGACCAACGTAAAGGTGAGGTATTTACAGCTCAGTTACAAGCTGATGCTGCAGCCAGATCATCTCTGTATCAACAGAGAGAAATAAATCAAATAGAAGCAAATAGAGCAAGTGAATCTGCACAACAAGAGTTGCGTGAAAAGGTCACAGAGGCAATGTTTGCTAGTCAAGAAAACTTAGCTAAAGCCATACAATCTCAAGGGACTGTACTAGCTAGTGGACAACAAGCTGGTCAATCTATGATGCTATCAGTAGATGATGTAGAACGTAAGTATGGTATGCAACAAGCCCAACTAGACGCTTCTGTATTTGATGCTACTAAGGCTTATGGTATTAAACAGTTTGGTGTAAATCTTGACCAATACAATTCTGATATGTCAGCAGTAAACAACTTGTCAACATCTGCAGTTGTTGCTCCTATCGCATCATTTAAAACAATGACACCAACCAAACAGAAAGCACCTCCAAAACCATCTCTACTTACTCCACTACTTAGCGGATTCTCTGCAGGTGTGGGTACATGGTCAGGTGTTAAAACAGCTCTTAAATAACTATGTCATACAAAAGAAGTACGACTTTTACAGGTTATAAAAATCGCACAGTAGATAAATCTGAGCAACTCGATCTTACCCGCAAAGCTACGGCTTTGGATAAACAACGGGTAGAAACTGTAAAAGCGTTCGGGCAGCAAGCTGCCAACCAAGTGACTGAGATGCAACGTCTTTCTTCATTAGAATCACAAGCAGACCAGTATGAATTACAAAACTTATCTAAATTTAGTACAGCTTTACGCAATGCTTTAGACACAGGTGCTAAAACATTAGGTGTAGAATATATAGAAAGAAAACGTCAAGAAGGTATTGATAATCACAGAGCCCGTTTGGGTGGTGATTCAGAGGCAGAAGCTAAAACAGCTTTAGATGCAGACCAACTTGGAAAAATAGAAACTAAACTAAAAGAATTAGAATTAGAAAGAGGTAGAGCATTAACAGAGGTAGAAGTTAACAACCTTACCATGTCAATGGAAGATCGTTTTAGATTAGAAAATGCTAAACGATTTGGTACTAACTTTGCCTATGGTTACCAAAAAGCAACCTTACAAGAAGGTGCTAAAGGCTTTATGCCTTGGTTTCAAACAAGTATTGCTGAAAA